GCACGCCTATCTTAAACGTGCCTTTTACTAGCTTCATCTTATCTTTTGCATTCATAATCGCTTCGCCGTAAGTCATTTTCTTTTCCTTGCTACGTCATCGCTATTGTCTATCCAGTGTATACTCGGCGCACCTTTGTGCCTAGTATCGAAAATATACCAAGCATATACCATCATCCCCGTTTCGTATTTGCCGTCTGGGCGTATCTGGGTGGAGAGCAAAGGGTAGCGCGCGAAAACATAAACTTTTTCTAAAATCTCACGCGAATAAATCTCGTCTAGCCGCTCTTTGCCGTGTAGATAGTTTAGCGGCAGCAAAAAAGCAAATCTAGGCGCGACTTCGCAAGCCTTTAAAATAAACTCTTTAGCGAGGCTAAACGGCGGGTTTGTAACAATCGCGTCAAATTTGCGCGTTTCGGCTAGAAAATCTTTGCCGTCTAGCAGCAAATCGTAAGCCGTAGCGTCCTCGTAGCCCGCTTCTCTTAAAATCGCCGTTATCGCGCCTGCGCCGCAAGCAGGCTCTAGTATGTGCCCCTTAAATTTTTCAACTTCTAAAAGCCGCCGTGTGATGCTATACGGCGTCTGGTAGAAGTCGCTTTTTGATCGGCTTTTGTTGGTATTACCGCTAAAGTTTTTGCCCATAGTTAGTCCTTAGAATTTACTTATCAAACAAATTTTAATTAGCAAAAGCCCTAAATATCGGCTTTTGTATGGCTAGAATAAGCTTATATTAAGCCAACTATCAAACAACAGTCAAACAATTAAAATGGTATCGTTTCGTCGTTGTCGTATTTGCCGGCATCAATGTCTATTTCGTAGTCATCGGCAGGCGATTTTTGCTGTTGCGGTTTCTTAGGCGCTCCTTGCTGCGGGCGCTGGCTTGAATAGCCGCTTTGCTGATAGCCTTGATTGTTTTGCTTCGGCTCACCTAGCATTGTCATATTTTCGACGGCTACCGTGTGTTTGCTTCTGTTTTGCCCGTTATTGTCCGTCCATTGGTCAAATTTTAATCGACCCTCGATCAAGAGCTTTGACCCCTTACTGAGGTATTGATTGGCTATCTCCGCTTGTTTTCCGAAAAATGCAATGTCAACAAAGCACGTTTCTTCTCTCTTTTCGCCGTTTAGTGTGTATTTGCGAGTTACGGCAATACCTGTGCTACCTATCGCCCCGCCGCTTTGGGTGTATCTAAGCTCGATGTCTCGCGTGAGATGCCCCACTAAAACTATTTTGTTAAACATCTTTTAGCCTTTCGCCTATTTGCCCTTATTCTTTGGCTTCTATCGTAAGCGCCTGTTGTGCGTCTAGTTTTTGAGTGTGGCATGTGGGCTTTGCTCTTTTTTGTTTGTGGCGCACCTTGAAAATCATCTACGCCGTTTAGCCCCGCAAGCAATGCGCTTAAAATTCCTAATGCTTTCATTTTTAGTTCCTTAAATTTTCTATTAAATTGTCTATGCTGCTTGGGTCATTTAGATAGGCAGTAGCCTCGTCGATGCTTAGCCTCTCGACCAAATTCTCAGCCTCTATTTCACTAGCGCCTCGTTTCACTAGCTCGCTTTGTAGTAGATCGTGAGGCATTGGCTCAACTGTCAAATTTTCTTTGCTGCTTGGTTTTTCCGAACTACTCAAAAGCTCATTTAGTCCAGCTTTTGGTGCCTGGCTGGTTTCTTGTTTTGTGATAGGCTCATCCTCTACACTTACGGCTTCGGCTAGGCGATCATTTATCGGCAAGCGTGAAGCAACGTATTTTAGAGCTTTGGCTTTATACATCTCCTCCGCCCAGTCTAGCCATATATACTCAAGCTTGTCTTTTTTGCTTTGGTTTTGGCTTTTTAAGCGTAGTTTTTCAAGTTTTTTCTTACTGACAAACTCACTAAAGACATTATCGCTACTATCTTTGGCATATACGATCACGCCTACCAAGTGGGTAAATACCCAGTCGCCGTCATCGTCGCTTCGTTCGTCATAATTTGGCGCAAAGTGTATCTTGTCATCAAGTCCGTTAAACTCTAGGCTAAAATCATCACAATCATAGACTGCTACTGCTCTAAATTTCCAGCCGTTTTTCATACCTAAACTAATAAGCCCTTTGTAGCCTATTTGAAGTTGTGCGGTTT